TAATTTTTGTCTTGGGATTTACGGCGTTGGCTTCCGCCCGGGCCATCCCAGCATATAACAATTTCATCCGGCCGAGTTTCCCGGACCAGCTTTTGCAAAATTCCCAAGAAGCCTTTCACTCCACCAATCGGGTGGCCGTTAGTAGACAAGCTGGGGTTAACGATGTATGCTCGGAAATACATGTTCAGGGCATCGATTACTAAAAGCCTTTTCATCTTTTCCTCGCCGGGTAATGTTCGATCCACTGATCGTCGATCTTCTTTTTCAAGAAGCTTTCCAATATGCGCACTTGCCATCCTAAGACCTCCCACAATGCGCCGATGTTACGGCCTCTTTTGTGATCATAATACGGATCCTGCTTTTTGTGCAAGATCCCCTGTTCTGCTGTTCCGTTATCATATTTAACAACCATATCTCCAATATTTAGTTTAATTCTTTTCCAGTTATTCATTGCTTGTGGTCCTGTAGCTCCCAACTAGTTTGTCGCTGATGGTGTATACAACCTTCTTTACTCCAACATGCCGCAAGACTTCGCGGCACATATCGCAGGGTTTAGATAGCTTCAGATCTCCGCGTTTGCCTATGCGCACCACATATATGGTTGCGCCCTTTGTAACAGAACGATCAAGGCCCAGAATACAACCAAGCTCTGCGTGGTGTGTGGCATGACCGCGATCTCTTTTTCTAAATCGGTTGCCATATGGTGCATAGCTGTTTTTGTTGGCACTAGTGTTAATTACACTGCCGCCTTTAACCAGTACAGCACCATGCCGGTACTCCCCGAAGTCCGACATTTCTGCAATCTTCTTTCCTAGTTCTATAAACCGGCGCTCTTTGCCGGCAAGTAATTGACGGTGCACACCGTCCATAGAAACCCCCCATATACTATAATATAACATACAAGGGGCTAGGTGTCAAGCGTTTTTTATCGGGGCGCCCAATGTCCAGTTACCCAACGCTGGGGGCCTTTGCGCTGGATCTTCCAGCTGCCTTCGGCCCACTTTTGATTAGATGGTGGCCCCTTCCAATGCCCTGGTACCCACACCCAATGGGTGTTTGGAGGCATTCGATATGGAGTTGGCTTTGGCGACTTCTTGCGTACCTTATGTCGTTGGACACAGTATGAGCCGGGGTGCCGAACATCGCTGTGAAGATGGTAACTCTCTAGCTTATGTTGTCCGTGAGGGCGGTGAGCCTCTGCAGGGGGGAGTGACATCACTCCCCACAAAAGTAATCCTATCATTTGTTTCTCCTTTTATTTTGACGAAGTTGGTGTGGGTTTATGCATCTGCCTCGCCATAAAATTCTTCGGCGGATCCGATGCGTTTATCAAACTTCATAATGATTTCATCATCCATAATTTCTAGTACATTTTTACGGAAAGTTTCATCAGACAGTTTATCAACCCACTTGCTAGCCTGGAACTTACTGCCAATTGGTTTGCCTGCTTTATCTACAAGGGTATACCATGCGCCAGAACGAAGCAGCCTATGGGAAGAGTTGATTGCGTCGAACCAGGATTCTTCATCTTGTACTCCAATGTCCTCGCCCCACAAAATGCGGAAATTGCATTGACGACCCTGAGTTCCAAAGCGAGACTTCTCTATCTTAACTTTGACTTCGGATCCGATACGAAATCCCTTATCGTCAAGGACGAAACTTGCTTTTGCCTTCCGGCCTGTGAGCCATATGCGTAAGGAGTAGGCGTAAATCATGGCCTTCCCTCCGGGCGTCATATATGGAGTCGTCATCGCCTCGGATGGGGAACGCGTAATGTTTGTTTTAAGCTGGTTTAAAACCAGAAATGTACACTGAGCGTTTGCAATAGGCACAGTCAGTTTTGACATGCCTTTCGCTAAAATGCGAGCCTTCACTGCCATCGAAGATAGAGGATTAAAATCTCCCTCAATATCTGACACGGCAGGAGTTAGAGCAAGGGAGTCCCAGATAAATAACATTCGGTTATCGTTCGAACCCAATAGTTCCCACCGATGAGGCCTGGACATATAGCAGGTTATCTAGATCACAGCCGGCGCGTTCAAGGAAGGATGGATCAATCGCAGATTCCGAATCAAAGTAGACAACATCGATTCCCATCTTTTGAGCGCTAGCTGCTACTTGCGCAGCCATATATGATTTGCCTGTGGCCTCAAGGCCAGCAATCTCGCTGATTTTTCCTATAGGGATCCCTGCTACTTTACCTCGGCAGACAATGGAGTCGAGCCAGCGCGAACCAGTTGGAATCCAGTGCTTTACTTCGGTTGGGTTTTCGTCGTTTAAGTTATGTGCGACGGCGTGGCCGGCTTTTTTGTTAATAAGTGACCGCATATCTTTGGATCTCGCCATTATATACTCTTAGTAAGTGTTGAAAATGTGAGGCACCTGATCTCCCTGTGCCTCCCCGTGGGCTGTACCTATGTAGTTAAGTTACGCATTCATAAGTTCGTCAAATGCTCGGTCAACACTAGAAGTGGACGCGGGAGGTACAGAAGAGGAAGAGTCTGTTTCGTATTTAGTCGACTCTGTGGATGTTTGTTCGGCGCCGTCATCTCCTAAAAGATAAGCGTCTAGCATAGTACCCACTTCCTCCGGGGTCTTTCTCTCAAAGAGAGAATTAAAATCTGGAATTGATTCCAGAAGTTCTGCGCAGAATTCTGCGCCGCCATTAGATTCATCACATAACGGACCGGGTCTGTGGGAATGATGCTCCGGCTGGCTTGCCGTAGTGCAACAGAATATCTGTGCCGGCGTCCGCGTCGGTGATGTCCCCATACTCGGGATTAAGAACGAGGTTAATGAGTTGCTCATACACCATCTTTCCAAAGCCCCAGATACGAATACCCTTTGACTCTTCGCCTCGGACGATTACCGGTGCAAAGAACCGTTGGCGTGCCATCAGGTTCTTGGCCATCTTAATGCTGTCCTCGGTACCTTCGTTAAAGAGTTTACGCACGAAAGTGTCGAGCGGATCTTCCTCACCAAAGTTCTTCTTGGGACTCAAGAAGCCTGAGTTGTTCCCTACATTGTAATGGAACCAGAAATCCTTGAAGGGATCTCCATCTGCGGTGGGAACAATACGAATAGTTTGTTCCCCATCTTGAGGACGCCAGAAATAAGAATTTCCTCCGCCCCGATTTTCTAGAGCCTGCTTACGGGCCCTCATTTTGCTCATGTCAATTGCCATTTTTATTTTCTCCTGTTTGGTTGTTGTGGCTGGCTTGCCTATAGTCAAGACAACAAATTTCTTGTCTTGCTAAATCTTATATACTTAATATAATACACTTTGTATCTTTTGTCAAGTACTTTTTTTAAAAATTTCTTCTAACTGGTACAGTATAGTAGGAGTTGGGACTAGACTGGCACCAGCAGTCCCAATCCGCATCATAAAATGCATAATCCATATCTAAAAACGCGCAACCAAGTTCACACTGGCCTTGACGAAGACCATGTTCGTGACCAAGGTGGTACGAGGTGTAGCTGGCATATACGAGTCCCGCTATTATGCTAGCGACCAGCAGGCCGGTTGCTACGGCTCTCTTTATTGGGTGCCAGTCTGTAAGTTCTCGTACCCAATTGGATAACGCTTGTAGTTTTGCTTTCATGTAAGATCTATTCCTTGAATTATGGCCGAACTTGATACGACATATACAAAGGGTTCCTCATATTCGGATTGGTATACGCCGAAGTTTATTTTTATTTTACCATTTTCTGTACGAGTTTTAACCTGATTTATGATTTTTTTCATTAATTTTATATCTTTCTGTAAGGTTTCCTCTGGAATGAGGTAATAATAAGTCTTTTCTTTTGGGTATTCTACTTCGAAGAGCATAGTTTCTTCATTGTTATCAATTGACGCCATACCGAGGGTGCAAATCCGGGCCAATTCTATCTCCGGGGTGAAGTTATCATAGACCGGTGCACTGTTTTTCATTACATTTATGATATGAAGCAAAAACGACATCAATTCTGTAGCCTTATTATCAAAATCTAAAATCGAGACTTCTCCGACGGCACTAGCTAACAACTCTTGGGATACTAAATAGATCTTTGAAAAAACCCCCGATCTTGCGTACTCTTGGAAGACATTGAAC